ATTCATGAGACTGTTTGCAAAATCACCAAGATCACTTTTGATAATATCATAATCATATTCTTCACGGTCAATCATGCGTTTAATATTAGCATCATTATATTCTATAGTATATGTTTGTGCAAGATTTGGACGTTCAACTCCATAGATATATCTGTCGCCGTGTAGATGTTGTAAGAATATACTAAATGTTTTTTGGCGAACTAACCTATGAACTTTTGTATTTTTCAAATCCGCTGTAGCCCACATGTTTAAAAAATTCTTAGGCGATATTCCAAACTTAACAGGGTCAATAGAAATATCACTGCCTACGCTTAACATAAGACTCAAACCTGGACTAATGACTAATACGTTAGAATTTCGTATTCTCCATATTAACGTTAGTGTGTCAGCAAATGCTTGATGATCTTCGTTTGGAAATCCTATAATCCAATTTGTGTGTGCCATAATATCAGTAATTTTTCCACTTTCTAAATTACTTTCAATTTCATCAAGTGTAATTTCTTTTTTCATGGCATCAAGAACTTTCTGACTGCCACTTTCAATTCCATAACTCAACTGCATACAACCACTTGCTTTTAGATCACGATAATAATCTAAATCCATACGACCATCGCAACGAGCATAACCTTGCCACTTTATGTCAATCTTGCGTTCTGCTATGCCTAAACAAAATCCACGCAATTCTTTTAAGTTACCATTTACAAGACTATCAATGAACCATACATAACGACCGCCATAGTGTTTGTTTTGATATTCTACTTCATCTATCAAACTGCCGCTCATTCGCCCACGGTATTTCCAAAAATGAACCTCTGTACAAAATACACATTTCGCAATACATCCACGGCTAATTTCAGCACTAATACCGCCTGGTGTAGTATATTCATTTAAATCATAGTCGCTATAATCAGGAAATGGCAAACTATCTAAATCAAGACGCAATTTACTATCTTTTTTTAAAAAACGTTCTGTTAATGGTTCATTGTTTTCAATTTTATTGAGCAAGTCTAATATAACTTGTTCGCCTTCACCCTCTATGATATGATCATAGAATTCCATACTATAATTTCGCATACTAGGAACTTGTGGTCCGCCTAAGATAATTTTACAATTTGGCAATGCTGCTTTCAGTTGTCTCGCCATCCAATTTGTAGATTCTTCATTGGTATAGTACATGCTAAAACCAACTATATGCGGATTTGATTCAATTATTGTTTGCAAATATTGATTATACAAATCTAATAAGTGTGGATGTATTTCATTTTTATACCAATCACCAATCCACATCCATTCACGACTAGCATCCCAATAATCTGTATCAAGACTGTTTTTTAATTTGTGGTAGGATTTGATGTTAATATCCAAAACTGATGTGTGATAACCAGCGGCACGAGTTACTGCGCTCAATCTACTTAAATTATAGGGTGGAAAAAATACGCCCCACTCAGGCATTAAAACTAATGTTAATTTTGTATTGCGAGTGGCATTGTGTATAACAACTGGTGTTATGTTTTTCTGTGGAGTTGAACGAGCATAGTTAGCCATTGTTTTTGCCATTGCCCAATCTTTGCCAAGCCCAAGTGGAACTTCACTGGCATTTGGTTTATACTCGTTGATATCATCCATTGACATATTTAATGGCACATACCTTTATATAAATATTCTTATGGCGACTTTACAAGAACTTAAAACAACTGTATTTGATTATGTGCGTTATAGCCTTGGTGACGGCATCATTGATGTTGAACTTGACCCAATTCATTATGAAACTGCGTTAAATCAATCATTGATACGCTATCGTCAGCGTAGTAGTAACTCTGTTGAAGAAAGTTATTCTTTTTTAAATTTACAAATGGATACAAACACCTATACTTTGCCCAATGAAGTTATAAGTGTTCGTAACGTATATAAGCGTAATATTGGTGCTAACAGTGGAACGTCTTCTCAGTATGAACCATTTGAAGCAGGTTTCGTAAATTTCTATATGATCCAAAGTGGTCGTGTAGGTGGTTTATCAACTTACTATCTTTATAGTGCGTTCTTAAAAGAAGCTGCTAAAATGTTCGGTGGTTATATTAACTATACATTTAATAAAACTACAAAAGAAATTACTATTATGCGCCGACCACGTGCAGAATCAGAAACCATATTATTATGGACTGAAAATTTTAAACCTGATGTTACACTGCTAACTGATATCTATAGTTTGCCTTGGATTCGAGAATATACGCTTGCTCGTTGTATGATGATACTTGGGGAGGCACGTTCAAAATTTAGCACGTTACCTGGACCTCAAGGTGGCAGCAGCCTTAATGGAGGCGATCTATTAACTCGTGGGCAAGCCAAGATCGATGCTCTTGAATTAGAATTAACAAATTATGTTGCTGGTGAAACACCAATGTGGTTTGTTATCGGATAATATTTGACATCCGTATAATTCTTTGATAAAGTAAAACCATGAAGATAATTGGTGTATGTGGTCTTATCGGTGGTGGCAAAGGAACCGTTGCGGATATCCTTGTTAAAGAACATGGTTTTGGAAAAGTAAGTTTTGCTGACAGTCTTAAGGATATGATTGCCGCTGTATTTGGGTGGCCTCGTCATTTGCTTGAAGGTGATACAGCAGAAAGCCGTGAATGGCGTGAGCAACGTGATGACTGGTGGGCAGAACGTTTAAATTTGCCTTGGCTTACGCCTCGTTGGGTTCTACAATTTTGGGGAACCGATGTTTGCCGTGAAAATTTCCATGAAGATATTTGGATTGCAAGTTTAGAAAATAAACTTAGAAAAGTTGTTAATAGTCCATTTGAATATAATAATATTGTTATTCCAGATACACGTTTCCCAAATGAAATCAACCTAATTCGTCGTCTTGGTGGAGAAGTATGGGCAGTTCAGCGTGGCGATTATCCTGATTGGATGGTAAATCTTCTTAGACACGGTGAAGAACCGCATGACATTCATCCAAGTGAGTGGTCGTGGGTCAATGCAAATATGAACCACGTTATTAAAAATGATGGCACTCTTGCTGAATTGGAAGAAAAAGTTAAAAGTTTGCTATAATATACATACTTAATGGCTTATAAAAGCCTCTTTTAATCTATTCCGCTAAATATTAGTAACACCTTAAAGGAATAGACCCTATGGCAACTTTAGTATCTCCTGGCGTATCAGTTTCAGTAATTGACGAAAGTAATTACGCACCAACTGGACCTGGCACAGTACCTTTCATTCTAATTGCAACTGCGCAGAACAAAAATAGCACTGCTGGCGGTATTGCAAGTTATACAACCGCAGCAACTGCAAACACATTACAGTTAGTATCAAGTCAAAAAGAATTGCTATCTAACTATGGCTTGCCAATCTTCCCAAGCGATGCGAGTGGCAATAGATTATTTGGTAGTGAATTAGCAGAATACGGGCTAATGGCTGCTCATAGCACACTTGCTATTACAAACCAAGCATATATTCTTCGTGCTAACGTTGATTTAAATGCATTAGTTGGTAGCAGTAGCCGTCCTTATGGAAATCCTGCAGGTGGCACACAGTGGATTGATACTGCAACTGTAAGTTGGGGTATTTTTCAATGGGATGCAGTAAATCAAGTATTCAATGTTCAAAATCCATTAGTTATCACTAATACATCACAGCTTACTAGCGGTGTGCCATTAACAAGTGTTGGAACAGTTGGTAGTTATGCTGTTGTCGCAACGGATACTAAGAATCCAATTTATCAGAAAGCATATGATAATAGTTGGAATTTACTTGGAAGTTCATCTTGGCAGAGTAAGACTCCTGCGCTTGTTGGTACTTCTCAGGCTGCTGCACTTACAAGTAGTAATAGTATCGTAGTCAATGGAACAACTGTCACATTAAGTGGAACAACTGCAGCAGGATTAGCCGCACAAGTTAATGGTGCTTCAATCACTGGTGTTACTGCGGCAGTAGTAAATGGTTATTTCTATTTCTTTGTTACAAGTGCTGCAAAGAGTAATGGTTCCACAACTGATGGCAAACTTATTATTTCAAACAGCAGTGGAACTACTCTTTCTGCCACTGGTGGTTTATACATTGCTCCTGGCACTTATTATGGTGCATCATTTACATTTGCCCCACATTATCAAGTTCCTACTTGGAAAACTACAGATTCAACTCCTCGTCCAAGTGGTAGCGTATGGATCAAAACTACTGCTGTAAATAGCGGCACAAACTTTACAACTTATCGTTGGAACAGTGCTACTAATAATTGGGATTCAATTCCTGCACCAGTTTATAGTGGTCGTCGTGTTGCAACTTATGGAATCGATCCAACTCTTGGTGGGTTAGGCATTGCAACAAATACACTATTTGTGAAGTATGATGTTTTAACAACAACAACTGCTACATTTAAACTTTACCAATGGTTAGGTTCAGGAACTCCTCTAGCAATTACTGGTTCGCTTTCTAACCCAACATTTACTGGAAGTTATAGCGGCGCTGGCACTACAAGTGGTCAAGCAACTGTTACACTTTCCAATACTACTGGTATTACTCAAGGACAACAAGTAACTGGTGTTGGTATTCCCGCTGGCACTACAGTTTCATCTGTAACTCCTAATACAAGTATTACTCTTTCTGCAAACGCTACTGTTACTGGAACAACAACTCTTGTCTTTAATCAATTTACGATTCAGACAAGCGTACCTGGCAGCAGTTCACCCAGCAGCACTTATACTATTAATTTAAGTGGCACTACTGCAGCAAGTTTTGTTAGTGATGTGTTGGCTGCAAATATACCATATCTAACTTGCACATTAACGAGTGCAGGCAATATTCAATTTGGTCATACAAATGCTGGAGATATAGTATTTGGTGAAACTATCGGTACGCCACTCAGTGGAATTACTGCTCCTTCAACTGGAACTAGCGGTGGTGCAGGAATTGTTCCAAATACAACTGCTTATGTTTCTTATGATCAAGGAAGCTATACTGCCGATAACGGTACAACATTTATTGCATCATTCTGGCAACCTGCACAAAATCTATACCAACAAAGCGTTGCACCTACGGTTGCACCTACAGATGGTTCGCTATGGTATTATGAATCACCTCTTGAAGTTGATATCATGATTAATAACGGTACTACTTGGAAAGGTTATAAGAACGTGACTAGTGATAGTCGTGGATATAATCTTGCTAACACTGATCCATTAGGACCAATTATCAGTACTACTGCTCCAACTAAACATACTGATGGTACCGCTTTATCATATGGTGATATTTGGGTTTCAACTGCAAACCTAGAAAATTACCCTCAAATTTATCGTTGGCAGCGTCTTAATGGAACTGATCAATGGGTGTTAATTAACAACAGTGATAGAACAACTGAAAATGGTATTCTATTTGCGGATGCTCGTTGGGATACTGCTGGTACAGCAGACCCTGCAATCGACGCAAAGCCAACTATTCTTAGCCTATTGACAAGCGATTATCTTGATCTTGATGCTCCAAACCCACAAATTTATCCACGTGGTATGCTTCTTTTCAATACTCGTCGTAGTAGTCACAACGTTAAGAAGTATGTTGCAAGCAAGTTTAATAGCACCAACTATCCTTTACAGAGTCTTCCAAATGTTGCTGCTACTTGGCAGAGTTATAGTGGAAATAATGCTCTTGGCGTACCTTATATGGGTCGTAAGGCTGTTCGTAACGTTGTTGTGAGTGCGCTTAGCGCAGCAGTTGATAATAGCATTACTGCTCGTGAAGATCAACACAACTTTAATCTTCTTGTTTGCCCTGGTTATCCAGAACTAACAGATAATTTAGCTGCATTAAACAATGATCGTCGTCAAACAGGATTTATCTTGGCTGATACGCCAATGGGTCTCACTAGTGATACAACTGCTGTTAATAATTATATTACTAATTCTAATAATGTTGCATCAGATGGTGAAGATGGATTAGTAACAAATGATCCATATACTGCTGTATTCTATCCAGGTGCTGCTTATACTAATGCGCTTGATGGTGTTGGACAGGTAGTTGTTCCAATTACTCATGCAATTCTACGCATGATTGTAAAGAGTGATCAGGCCAGTGCGCCATGGTTTGCACCTGCAGGTAGTATTCGTGGTAAAATTGACAATGTTCTTAAGATTGGTTATGTTGATCGTACTACGGGTCAGTTCTATTCTATCGGAACTAACCAAGGTCTTCGTGATCTTCTATATGCAAACAATGTTAATCCTGTTGCAGTGTTCCCAACAGAAGGTATTCTGAATTATGGTAACCATACTCGTCAAGCAGCAGCAACTGCTCTCGACCGTATTAACGTAGCACGTTTGATTAACTACCTACGTTATAACCTAGAGCGCATTGCTAAGCCACTTGTGTTTGCTCCAAACGACACTATTACTCGTAATGAAGCAACACAAGCAGTAAGTGGATTGTTAAATGATATCGTAGCACAGCGTGGTCTGCATGATTACCTAGTAGTTTGCGATACCACAAACAATACTCCAAGTACTATTGACCGCAATGAATTGCATATTGATATCGCAATTGAACCAACAAAGGCAGTAGAGTTCATCTATATCCCTGTTCGTATCTTGAATACTGGCGCAATTGCTGGAACTGGTGCAGGTCAGGGTGGATTAAGTAACTCAACACCAAGCGTTGCTCTTGGCACAGTAAATACTACAGGTTAATATATCTAACCACAATAAAAACAAAAAAGCCGCTAGTAATAGCGGCTTTTTTAATATACAGCTAAAATAAAACTAGGCAATCTATTATAAATACTTCTAATAGGAGATACAGATGGCAGTTGCATCATTACTCAATATGACAACACCCGTGGCCACTAATAGTGATCAGAGTGCAGGCAACCAAGGCTTATTAATGCCTTTGTTAAAATATCGTTTTAGAGTTACATTCCTTAATTTTGGAGTGACTAGCCCTACGACTGAACTTACAAAACAAGTTATGAATTTTACACGTCCAAACTTGAACTTCAATCCAATTACTATTGATGTTTATAATAGTAAGATGTATTTGCAAGGCAAACCAGAGTGGCAGACTGTAACGTGCGAATTGCGTGATGATGCGAATGGTAGTGTGCGTTTGCTTGTTGGCGAACAGATTCAGAAGCAATTTGATTTTGCTGAACAATCAAGTGCAGTAAGTGGTATTGATTATAAGTTCATTACACAGTTTGAAGCACTAGATGGCGGTAATGGTACAGCAACTCCTAATACTTTAGAAACTTGGCAATTGTATGGTTGCTTTATTCAGGAAGTTAACTATAATAACTTTGATTATCAAAGTAATGATCCTGCGACTATCAATTTAACACTTCGTTATGATAATGCGTTGCAAGTTCCAACAAGTAGTGGTGTAGGTAAAGCTGTAACTAGAACTCGTGGTGCTAGCATAACTGGCTAAAGGTTAATAAAATGAGTTCGCTGCTAGGTTCTTTACTAAACAGCCTTGCCAATAATGGTCAGGTGCATGATTATGCACATGCTGCTCAGATATTTCGTACAAACAACTTTTCAAGAAGTCCCAAGTACAAATATCTGTTTTATGTAAATTTTGTCTTGGCAAGTGATGTTCCACAATATATTAGCACCAGTGAAATTGGTTATCTAGTAAAGAATGTTGATTTGCCTCGTTTTACATTTGATGTAAAGGATTTGAATCAATATAACCGCCATGTTTATATTCAAGATCGTATAAAATATGAACCTGTTAATATTGTTTTTCATGATGATAACAGCAATGGTTTGCGCGAACTATGGCAAAATTACTACAACTACTATTATGCAGATGGTCAATATAGTTTAACCGATTACAATTATGATGATCGTTATCAATCAAGACGCTTTAGTAGTTGGGGGTTAGATAACGGATCGCTAACACCATTTTTTAGTGCCATTGAAATCTATAGTATGTTTGGTGGGCAAACAAATAAGATTACTTTAATGTCTCCTATTATTACCAGTTTTAGTCATGATAAACATGATTATTTTGAAACTCAAGGAATCATGGAAGCAACCATGCAATTACGTTATAATGGCGTAACATATGAGGATGGTTATACCCAAGGTATTCCTGGATTTAATAATAGTTCTGCGTATGATACTAATTTAAGTGATTTAAGCGGACAGTATAGTGGTTATTTTCAAGACCCTAATACTGGACAACTTGTTCTACAACCAGATGGTTTCTTAAATCCTGTACAAACTAGACAATCACAACAAGGTAGTTTTGGTTTTGTAGATCAAGCTTCACAATATTATCCTACTAGCAATATGGGTTTAACTGATTTTGAACTTGCTAGTATAAATTATAATAATAGCACACAAAATGGTAATGCTGTTTTTCCAGTAGCTGATATAAACAGTCCATCCTTTTCACAAAATCCTCCTAATATTGAACCTTTTTTAAATCCAGATGCTGCAAGCGGTTATATAAACCCAGATACAAACAATACATTTGCATCAACAATAAATCCATATCCTGATGGAACTTTTGAATCTGCGTTATTCAATCAAGGTTATAACACAACTCAAATCAATAGTTCTTCCGAATTTATATCGACTGTTCCAACAGCTACGCTAAACCAATATGGATTCAGTAATACTATTACTGCGCAAACATTACTTGCTCAACAATACATTGATAATCCGTCCTCAGTTAATAGTATTGGAACTGTCAATTATGGGCAACCAAGCAGCGTTCCTAGTCAGATTGATTTCACAAACCCAATAAGTCCAGTTAATCCTACCTATAATAGTCAAACATGGCAACAAACACTGTTATCACAAGGTTACAGTAATAGCGAGATTTCATTGGCAGCATCACATATATCACAAATTAACATTGCGCCTGGTACTGATGTTGCTAACATTGCAGAAAATTACATTAAATTTAGTAATAATGCACAAGCATAAATATTTTTATGTCTAACATACCTACGCCATCTACATATAACAGTTCGCAAACATTTTTTAATGGGTATTTTAGTCAGCCCATACAAACAAGTCCTGATGTTTGGGGACAAGTTTATGGTTATTTTTTTACACTGACAAAGAATGCAGATGCTGCAAATTCTCTTGCTCAAAGTGTTATTGCACTAACTCATAATAATAACTTAAACCCATTATCAGTAATACAGCAATTTCAATCTGCTCCAAATTCAAATAATGTTAAGCAGTTATTAATTAGTTTTTTTAACAGCGCAAAAGGTGCTACGAGTAAATTAGGATATAAAAATAATAATTTGGTTAATCCTAATGTAATACGCAACCTACTTCCATGAGTATGAAATTTAGTCAAGGATTTTTTACACCCAAAAACCCAGAAAAATATGCGGGACGTGGCAGCATACGTTATCGTTCAAGTTGGGAACTTAAGTTTATGAATTTTTTAGATGACAATCCTGCAATCAAACATTGGGCAAGTGAAAGCATAAGCATTCAGTATATAAATCCATTGGTTGGAAAAACTAAAAGTTATGTTCCTGATTTTTTTATTGTTTATGAAGACGCACTTGGCAATCAAAAAGCTGAAATAGTAGAAATTAAACCACATAAAGAAACAAGCATGGAAGCTGCTGGTCGTAGTCAAAAAGCACAAATACAAGCAGTTGTTAATCAAGCTAAGTGGAAAGCAGCAACTGAATTTTGCAACAGACAAGGTTTGCAATTCAGAGTAATTACTGAACATGACATGTTTGCTGGTACTAAGAAGAAAAAACGATAATTAATAGTATGACAGACAAATTAGAAAATCTTTTTAACCTACCACCCGCACCAAGTAAAGAAGTAGTTGAAGCTTTAGAAAATGCACACCAAATTGAAAGTAGCTTGCCGCAAGTTGCAGAAGATGCTCTTGATAAAGACCTTGACACTTTAGCAGATCAAGCAGTAGAAAGTTTTGAAAACCTACAAAGTCTTGGAATGAATGTAGAAGCACGTTTTGCTGCTCCAATTTTTGAAGCGAGTGCCAAAATGCTAACTGCTGCTGTCACTGCAAAGTTAGGTAAAGTTCAAAAGAAACTTAAGCAAACTGAAATCTTACTTAAGATGCAGAAAATGCAACATGATATGAATAAAGATAACGGCAACGATGATACTCTTAGCATTGAGGCACAAGTATTTGATCGTAACGAATTGCTGAAAACTTTCCGAAAGCAATAAATACTTAATAAAAAAGGTTTAGCAATGAAAACCCTAAGACAATATATTTCAGAAACTGAAAAAAAGTATGGTTTCCGTGCTAAGATTGCACACGAACTATCTAAAGAACAAATGGAAAGCTTGCAAAAGGTTTTGGCACGTTGGAATCTTGAAGCTATTAGCGAACCAAAACATCTGCCAGTGAGTGAAGATCACACAGGATTTTTACATCTTAAGGCAACTGACTTGTACATGATTGATATGGTTGTTCAGTATCCAGCAACTCCTGCTGAGATTCAAGCAGCAATTCATGAAGCAACACAAGTATCCCTGAGCAGAATTTTGGTTCTTACACCAAATCAAGAAATTTTAGCTGCCCCAATGGCTTCCGAAGCTGACGGTGGTGCCATTCTTGAAAAAAATTATCCAGAACAAAAAGCACCACAGCTACTTGCAGACCTTGCAAATGCTATTTCTTCAAGTTCAATCGAATATCCTTTCGCTGTAAAACCAACCAAAGGAAAGACTTCAAATGATTTTCCGCAGAGCAATACGAGTCCTGTTGGAACAAACCGTAACAAACTCCCAGAACGTGGAAGAACAGGACGATAACCATGCAAATGATTGATGTAATAAACAAGTTAAAAGAAATCGAAAGTCGCAGTCCAGAAGAATTGGGTCGTGCAATTGCCAGTGTTTCAAAGTTGAATACTGTTGCGCCAACTGAGAAGAAAGTTGTAGAAGCAAAATCAACTACAATGCCAGACACCAGCAATGGTTCTTATATGGTTGATGTTCTTTCAAAGCTACGTGAAATTGAATCACGTAATCCAGGCGAAGTTAATCATGCTATCAGCAACCTTACTAAGTTAAATCAACTTACTGAGCCTGTTAAAGAAGGAATTGAAATCAAGACCAGTGGCGATGATGCTATCCTAGCACAAATTCTTAAACTTGCTGGTATGGTTAGTGGCGTAAATTCACCTGATATGGCGGGTGCGCCTGGTGATGTACCTGGTGCGCCTTCAATGGGTCAGGGAACGCCAGAAATTCCTCATGACCATGCAATGGTTCCTAGTGCGCCTATGGGTGGCGACAATGACATGAACTTACCAAGTGTTGGTGCTAATCTTCCAGATATGAATGCACCAATGGGTGGTGATGACATGGAAATGGACTTTGCTATGGATAAAGATATTCCACGTGGAATTGACGGACCAGAAACAATTGAAGATGCTGCAGAGCGTCCTTATACTAATAGCCCACATGAAATGACTAAGGGTATGTCAGCAGCAGTGCCAAAAGGTAATGATGTTAATCGTCCAAAAGCAACTTATCCAAAGGTTGCTGGCGGAGATAACCCAACGCATGTAGCAGTAAGTTTTGATTAAGGAATCACAATGAACTTTCTAGATTATGTAGCACAAGTAGATAGAGCAATGAAGGCACCAGTAACTGGTGATGTTTTAAACATTGAACTTAACAGTGTTACAAGTGTATTGGCAACAGTTGTTGAACACAGTGATACTCATGTAACAGTATATCTTGATAATCCTGCTTGGAATCTTCTAGATCGTAATAAACTGTTAAGTGAAGGCGCTC